AAAGGTGGTTTGGTCCTTGATGGTGATCGACGATTCAGACTTCGTCAGGGTGATAGAACGAGCGTTCCCCACGTTAGACACGTTGCCTGAGATCAGAGGCGCGTCGACAATTACCTGTCGTGAATTACCACGTACAGCCGCGAGATTCTCCTCTAGATGCGGGAAAATGACGCGTTTGCCTCGTACCCGGCGTCGTGAACGCCGGCTCTTGATGGACTGGGCAAGTAGCTTTGCTCCGGAACCAGCGGCCTTGCCTAGCAACCGCTTGCCGGATTTGCCCGATAGGTTTGTCAGACCTAACTGGGCGAGAGAATTAACCAATGCTGCCATCGATATCTCTGACCCCCGTTCACCCAACGGGGACAGTGTGTCACTAGCACACACGACTACCACGACGGACCGGATCCAAGAGTGTTTGCCATGCCCAACAATTCCACGGCCTCTCACGCGAGACTACTTTGAGAGCAACAGATAGATTGATCGGGTGCAGAGTCTCTTGAGCATCAAAATAGTCTTCTATTTCAACCTGCTCCCGGACGGAGATCTTCCACTTCTCCTCCACGAGTAGGCGTTGGCGCATGCTTGGTCCGAGCTGTGCATCATTAAAGCACTTCTCTAGATTCCCAGAAAGGCACTGACTCATCCACCACTTGTCTGGGAAACTGTCCGCGGGGGCGGGTCTCACCCCCTTAGTGGCGCGTATCACCCACAAAGCCATTTTCGAAGTTACCGGATTACGTGGAGCCTCAGCCAGACACGAGTAAGCCTTCGCGAGAGCCAAAGCCTCCATTTTATCCGTTCCCCCGTCCATCGCCTGCGAGTTCGTCCACCCACCCTCGACGAGAAACTTGTACGGTTCCACAACATTCCCGTCCGCCGGATCCGCAAAGAAGAGCTGACAGAACCCTAGTCGTCCAAGGTCTGACTCACGCTCTAGTTTGATTGAGAAACCCAGCCTCGTAAAGTCCGCACGTGTCAGAGCAGGGCCGTCCAGCCTGAACACCCCATCGTCACCTTCGACCACCACATCCGGCTCATTCACCCACCCTCTCATCCAACAGAGAAAGCAAATCCCCATCAAGTTCGTAAATCCATTCCCAAGCGAGGTACACATATCCCCCGAACATCGGACATCGCAGTCGACAGTAACTCCGGCTGCGTGGCAGCGTTGCATAAACATAATGCCATCGTGCATGTGGGTCAGCACGTAGTCC